TGCATCCATCAACCAGTTTTACAACGAGCCCACGAACCGTGACGCCTTGGTGAACGTGTTGAACAAAAAGAACGGCAGCCCGAGCCTCCGGTCGATCGAGTGGTTCATCACGAACTACGCGAAGAAGAACTTGACACACTACGAGACCCAAGACGGAAAGATCTTCACCGTGCACTGCGCATACAAAAATACCCTCAACGGTTTCTCGAAAAGGTTCTTCGATCCATTCTGTCGGTCGTCGAAGATCACGTACAAAATTCCGGGAACGGAGATGGAGATTCAAACCACTTTAGCGCAGTTGAACTTCATACGTTGGGTGATACGAAACAAAATTTTAGATTACATGGAGAACAATCGCTTCGTCTTGTTCAATAAGTCGTCTACGTAATTCGGCTCCCGCAGTTTCGTGGGACCCGGGTCGGGTTCGGCGATGAGGGACAAGGCTTCTTCCTCCGTCATGGGTGCGTCCGGATCCGCCGTCACCTCCGAGACGTCCTGCGTGGACATTCTCAGTAGACCGTTTTCGATCACCATGACCACATACCCCGTGTAATATATGTTCAAAGAGTACGTCTCCGTGAGTCCACTCTCCAGCGTGCACTCCAAGGTTGTTTTGTTCCCCTGAAGTCGCGAAAAATCAAGGCTTCCCGATGGTTCCACCACGAGCGGATTCATCGAGAAACTCATCGTGTAAATGTTTCGGGTGGGACGGGACAGTTTCTTTTGGAACGGCACCAAGTATTTGAAGAAAGTGTGGTCCGTGGACGTCGTGTTCGGCAACCGGTTGCCTTTGATGTAAAAGCTCGCGTCCTTCATCACCGGCACGAAGAAGGTGTTCAACTCGTCGAAGTCGTCTGCACTCGAAAAGTTGTACCGGTTGTGGCAGAAAAATTTGCCTTCGTCCGTCTCCCCCACCTCCTTGATTATCTCCTCCTGTTCGAACCTCTTGTCCCGGAAGAACCAGTGCACCGCTTTCACCGGAATGTTTGGGACGAGTTGTTGGGTCACCGTGACGTCACCGGGGATCGTTTCCGTCACCGGATGTTTCCGGACGATGTCCGTGATGAACACTTGTTTCTGTTTGGTCAGGTACAATCGCTCTTCGTTCGTCAAGGTGATCTCCTCGGTGATGATGTGGAACTCCGGTAACCCCACCGTTTGGCTTTCGGCGTCACAGAAGAATTGTTGTTTGAAAAACTCAAACTCGAAGACAATCTTTTGTTTGAAGCACGCACACAGGGGAAAGTACGGGCGGTTCGGGTTGTTCCCACTGTACTCGTCCGCGGCGTATTTCCTGCTGAAGAAAAAGTTGATGGGGATGAGGATTTCTGACTCGTAGGCGCTGATCACGTCGTTCTCGTTCAGTTCCGTGGAATCGAAGGCGAGGGACCGGTTGACGAGGAACCTGTTCGCGACTTTTTCAGACGTCTCGAGGTACAACTCGTCGTTGAGGATTCCCCAGTCCGCGTGAAATTCTTCCAAGACGGTCTCGTCGATTCTCATCGTCGCTTTCTTCACGATGTGTCTCCCGATTTGGTCTGTGTAGTTCTTCCCTCCGGTGAGACCCGGAAGCGTGATGCTGAGCCACATGTTGCTCAAGAGGTCTCCCCTGTCTTGAGGTCTGAACTCGACCTTGATCGTCTCTCCGAAAGGCCACGAGTCTTTGCTTCCCGGTGACTTTACTTTGGTACTCCGGTGATACTTTGAAAAGTTTGAATGCCTCTGGCTCTCGTAGAAAAACATCCCATCCTCTGGTTTCTTGGACAGAAGGTCTTCATCCTGCATGCCAATCGCGTTCAGACAAATTTTTGCCCCGGCGCCTCCAGACATATCTAATGTGAGACTACAAAAAAATATTTACTTAATTTAACAAGAATGGTGCAGACCAGAAGTAAATGCCCACCCGAGCTCAAGCGTCTCGGTAAGTGCCAGGAAAAAGCCAAAGCCAAGCCAAAGCCGAAGACCACGAAGAAGAAGAACGATACGTCCAACAAGGACGGCAAGTGCATGCGCGTCATGTCTTCGTGCACGAAGATGGTCCAACTCGACCGGAAATTATCCGCCTTGCAAAGAAAGTACGTCAAGTTGACGGAAGATTTCGATGAGATGGTCCTTCCGAAGTCGTCGCTTCGAAACACCATGGCACAGCAATTCAGGAAGCGCGCCGCGATGCTTCACGAGATGTCCAAGTTAAACACGGAGGTGAAGCGCCTTGAACTGGAATACGATGCGGTGAAGAAGAAGTGTTACGGAGGAAACCCGAAGGGTAACTTGTGTCAGAATTACACGAACGAAAACTACAACCGCAATCTACGAAACGAGCGAATGTCCAAATTGCGTTCGACCATCCGAAACAAGATCAACCGCCTCGATAACCCGGTGGCGAAAAAGGCGTACCAAAAGGCGCTCAAGAAAGCGGTGAACGCCAACCTCGACTGGCTAAACGTGGAGGTGGAGGCAAACTTGACTGTACAAAAGAACAATTTGAGGTAATTACAAACACTCCAACCAAAGTTCCCTCGGAGTCTTCGAACTGAGTTCGTTGAATTCCCGGTTCGCCTCCTGCGTTTGTTGCACGAGGGACTCGATCGCTTCTTCCGTGTACTGCCACGTCTTGATGTCGAGGAGGTACGCGTACGAATCCTCCACCTTTGGAAAGTGTTGGGCGATCTCCGCCTCCAAGTCTTGCCTCTTTCTTTTGAAAACTTTTAGTTGATCGTTCACCACCGCCCACACGAACTGTGCCTTGTGGCTGCACACGGTGGCTCGCTCCCTCAATTTTTCCAAGAGATGTTTTTTCCTCTTTTCGAAATATTGCATCCGGATGTCTACGTAGTCGTACAAGATTTCTTCCGGGGTTTCATATTTTTTTATTCCGGTCACCGGGTGGAACAGGTGCATGTTGGATGTCTTGTAAGTTTCCGAGAGTTTGAAATCCTTCACCGGATCGTTACCGGAGTATCCCACGATTTTGAAATCAACTTTTTCCGTGGTCGAGTTGTTGACATAGTTTGTGATGGTCTTGTCTTCCAAGAGTTTGTCCAGGTGTTCCTTGAAATCTTGGGTCCACCTCCCCGGTGGCAGTTCGGTGACGTGACCACCGGAGTACGTCCCTGTGGCGACCCACGTGTGTTCGTCCTGTCTGGTCACCGTGCCGGTGAAGTCCTTGAACCACGGTTTCAAACAATTTTTCACGTGTTCTCCGTGAATTACTTTTTGTTTGATTACGTTTCGAAGATCTTTTGGATTGAAGGGTGGGATGCTCGAAGAAAATCCGGTGCCGATGCCTTTGGTGCCGTTGACCAACACCATGGGAAGGGTTGGCACAAAGTATTCTGGTTCCACCAATTTCCCATCGTCTTCCAGGTAGTTGAGGATGGCGTCATCCCTCGGATCGAATATTTTTCTCGTCTCCGGAGACAGTTTGGTGAAGATGTACCTCGGTTGGGAGGCGTCCTTGCCACCCATGATCCGTGTCCCGAACTGACCGCACGGCACGAGCACGTTGATGTTGTTGCTTCCGGTGAAATCCTGTGCCAACTTGACGATGGTCTCCGCCAGGGACACCTCCCCGTGGTGGTACGCCGTCTTCTCAGACACGTACGACGCGAGTTGCGCCACCTTCATTTCTTGTGTCAGGTTCCGTGCAAAGCACGCGTGAAGGACTTTCCGCTGGGACGGCTTGAGACCGTCCGCCACGTGGGCGATGCTTCGCTTCAGATCGGCTATGGAAAAGTTTACCAAATCCCGGTGCACGAAATCGGAGATTGAAATTTTTTGAACGTTTCCGTAGTCGATGGTGTCGTCTCCTTTTTTTGTTTTTTCTTGGATCATGACTTTTCGATCGTCCGCCAATTTTTTATCAAATGCGAGTCTCATGGACTTGTCCGTGTCCGGGTCCACGTCGAAGCCCACGGTCAGTCGTTGAATGTCCTTGAAGTATTCCCTCGCCTCGACACTGGTGGATGTACCCAAACCTTTGTAGTATTTGATTTTAAAATTTTTTGTGTCCACCCCGGAGGACCATTGTCGAAAAGATTCCAAGGTGTAGAAATCAAATTTATTTTTCCCCGATGTCGCCTTGACCACGGGAGTGATCATGCTCACGACGAAATTTAATCCCAAGAGGGATGGCCACATGCTGTGTATGAGATTGAGGATCAAACCTTTGATGTGTGTCCCGTCGTCGTCGGCGTCAGTCATGATCATGAGTTTTCCATATCTCAATTCACTGAGGGAGGAGTAATGTTTTCCTTGTTGGAGTCCCAAAATTTTTTTTATGTTTTGAAACTCGGCGTTGCCACTGAGTTGGTTCACGGACGCGTCCCGAACGTTGAGGACTTTTCCCCGGAGTGGGAAGACCCCGTAGTAGTCTCTCCCGACCACACTGAGACCGGCGATGGCGAGGGACTTGGCGGAGTCACCCTCCGTGAGGATGAGGGTACATTTCTGTGACTGCGCGGTGCCAGCCTTGTTGGCGTCGTCCAGTTTTGGTATACCGGTGATCCGAGATTTCCTCGCGGCGCCATCCGTCTTCGCCAGTTGTTTCATCTCTTTGAACTTGGACAAGGAGAGAAGTTCATCTTGTATGCCAGTCTTGAGAACATTTTTGAAAAAAGTTTTGGTCGGAGGTTCAAACTTTGATCCGAAGGATACCGGTTTGGAGGTGCACTCATTTTTTATCTGCGACGAGAAGGTTGGATTTTCCAAAGTCGCCCGAACGAAGAGCATGAAAGTATTTTTCACCTGTCCGGCGGTCAACTTTATTTTACTCTTCATCTCCTCGATGAGACCTTGGGCGATGAGGTTCGCCACGGCGTCCACGTGGGTGCCACCCTTCGTGGTGCAGATCCCGTTGACAAAACTCACCTGGTTGAATCCTTCCGGGCTCGCCCCGATGCACACCGCCCACCGATCGGTCTCGGCGTAGCACGTGTTTTCGAGACCGTGCATCTTGGCGTACGCCTCGAGGTTCATCCGGGGGAGGGCTTCCCCGTCGAACTTCACCTTACACTTGGGTGACGTGCACACGTTGGCGTCCCAGACCCTCTTCTCGATCAGTTTGAAAAAGTCTCGATCCATGCCACGCATACCAAATTTTTGCCAATCCGGTGTGAAAGTCACGGACACCAAAGAAGTGTTTCCGGAGTAAGATTTTAAATTTGGTTTCCCACAATTTTTCATGTTCCCATTCCAACATTGAGAATAAATTTTTTTGTTCACCGGATCTTTAATTTTGATTTTAAATTCCGTGGAGTACACGTTAGTCAATTTTGCCCCGTACCCGTTCCTCCCCCCGACGATCCGTGTCTTGGTGTCGTCGTAGTTGGTGCTCGTGAGGAGGTGTCCGAAGACGAGTTCCGGGTTGTACACCCCCTCCTTGTCGTGCATTTCCACGGCGATCCCACCGAGGGGACCGTTGTTTTCCACACACACTTCCCCATCCCCGGTGACGCTCACTAAGATCGTGGTCACCTCCGTGGGGTGCTCGGAGTTTCGATCGACCGCGTTGACCAAGATCTCGTCGAAGATCTTCAACAGTGCCGGGCAGTAGGTGATCAGACGCCTCTCGAATTTACCATCACCGAGGACCCAGAGTTCTTCCGCCGTCTTGTCCACGCTTCCGACGTAACTGTCCGGTCGCTTGAGGATGTGTTCGACGTGACTTAACTTTTGAACTTTTTCAGACATTTCGTGTCGAGAAGTGGGGATTACAAATCTGGTAGGTTTTCGCAACCCAATTCTACCGCGTGGCGAAGGGCGAGATACTGGTCACACATACATTCATCACTGTGGTTTTCATCTCTTACCAACTCACAGTAATCGCACATAGATGTGCCGTCTTCTTCGTAAGGCAAATAGTCTTCTTCGCGCAACAACTGGGCAACCAGCACGCGGGTGGGCACGTCCATATCTTTGATCAGTTGTTTCGCATCTTTTTTTCGTTGGACCATGTAGTCGTGATCGATCATGCAGAAAGCCTTAGCCATGGATTTATTGACCGGCTTCGACAAGGCGTGCAGTTCTTTCGTTCGTGCTTCTTTGCGCTTTTCCACGATCTCCTCAAAGTCCAACAGATCTTCGAGTCTTTGGCACCCACCGGTGTCGATGAACTCGTCCATGAGTTCGAGGATACTTTTCCCCACGCCTTTCACGTCTTTGTAGCCTTCACTCGACTCCAAGAAAGTCTTCTTCGTGAGATCGGCAAACTTTTCAAGATTGTCCGAAGCAACCTTGAACGACTTCGCGCGTCCGGCGTCTCCTTGTTCATCGTACGCGTCTGAGAGATCTGTGAGGATCGAGAGAAACTCTTTCAATTTTTTCTTCTTCGGGGGCATCTTTCGCGAGTCGTGTAGTGAGGTGATCCCCGATCCCCACACAGATCGACGTGACGATTTATCATGGGGAAGAAGGGTAAGAGAAGCATCAAGCAAAAGAAGAAGGAGGAAAGAATCAACAGTGACATGAAGTATCTCTTCACCTCGATGTCCCAAAAGAGCGATCCGGACGTGACGTCGAAGATGATCGAAGATCTGGAAACCTTCGAGTCCCTCTTTAAGTTGACCAACTTTGACTTTAAGGACAGCGAGCAAAAGTACCTCGCGTGGATGATCTCCGAGAGCAACAAGTTTCGTCGCATCGACATGCACGTTAAC